GCAAAATAGCCGAGTGCACCTGGACCAATTGCCAAATGTTTCATCCTATTATATATTCGATGGGATTATCAAACGTATAAACGCATTCGCCAACAAGAATATTCCAAACTGAGAATCCATTGGCATGTCAGTATATGGATATATATAGAATAGTATAGTCGGTATTAATATATCACCTCTTGTTATTGTCAGATTTGTTAAATATTTTAGTACAGTGTAACACAATATACCAAACAGTAAAGTCTCTGAAACATGATCGAGCCTGATAAACCACTTGACAAGTAGGTATACGAGGGCTGGAGCTAAAACTTTCTGACTTTTTAGATCAGGAAGTGGCATCTTACTTAGTAGCAAGAATATATTCGCAATATTGATTAAATGAAAATGGAGCTCTTAAATATTGGGATTCGAATCGATCCCTAATCTCCATATAATTATCTAGCAACCATTCACTATTCCAATCTTGCCACGTCTCTGGATCCATCTCTTCAGGAGTATCTGAATCATCAGATTCGTAGGCAAGTTCTCTTTCATCCCATAACGCCTTGGGTGCCTCATCACCAAGTCCGTATGAAACCTTCTTAAACACCATTTATAGTATTAGATAGTATAAGTTTTAAGTAAAGTACATTTTGATACAAACTCTGGATAATATTTTGTAAAGTGATCCAGAAATGTAGACTCGTGCACAACTATATAGTTGAACTCAAATGTGGCACACGCAAAAATTTCTTCAAGTGGAGCAGTCCTGATAGTATCATCAATAAATAGCAAATCTTCAGTCAAGATGCGATTCACCATGCACAAATTTGAAACTGGTGAAATCATTGCGTTTATGACACCGAGCTGCAGACGGTGATTTTCTGCATTTGCTATTATACAGCGAACAAGTCGTCCATCAGGCTCTACTCCCAGATAATTTTTTACTCGACGTTTCAGAGCAACAGAATAGGTACCATTTCCTGCACCTAGTTCGAGTACACAAGCATCTACCGGAATTTGAGATACTACATCCGCAATCTGAGATTCATCGACTGTAATTGGACCAATATACATTATACCATAGTAAGGGTCTCTCTCTTTAGGCTCGGTACAGCATCGAGGATAGCCTGAAAAGCACCTTCTGTCTGTACCTCGTCATTACCAAAATAAGACTTGAGACCGTTCTTGATAACCTCTCGCGTAATAGAACCCTTTGCATTTTTTACAGTATATTTAACCTTATTCTTGTCAACATTGACGATATCAATCTCCTCTCTGCCCATATATAGTTTGATAAACGATCGAAGTTCCTTCTCTCGTTTATTAAGGACTGTTAAATCCTTCCGTGCTTCTTTCAATTGAGTTTTGAGTTCAACCCAAGATGACATTGCTTCACGGAAATCCTCCATTTATTTTAAAACTATTTAATTCTTTAATCTAAATACCCTGTTTAAATGGGTTTACGTTTGTGAGGTATCCACGTAGTGGATCACCAGGTGCCATTACATTTGGCTGAGATCTGATATCGTACAGGGATCCTCTACGCGTGTTGGCACCAGTCGAGCTCTTGGGGATGAATGGATTTGCACCTGAGAGCATGTTGGAGCTGTAGCCAGACAAACCCATGCGCTGACCACTTAGACCATAAGCACCAGCTGAAGACACTGGCATACCTACATATCTACTTCTACGTCTGTAAGCAGAAGATGCACTAGGATCTTCAAAACCTGTATTCCCCTCAGCTGCTAGACGCGTTTGGGCGGCGGTGGTGGTGGGGACGGGAAGCATATAAACCCCAGCCTGAGTCATTTGATTCACAACTTCTGCTCTTGCCGCATTAAGTTCATTTTTTAGAGCCTGTATATTAATATTATCCATCCCAATTATTCTACCTTTTCCGAGAACATCATTTACATCTCCTTTCATTGTATTTACCCCAGTGAGAAAATTTGACCAAGCAGTTTGAAGAGCTGTTACTGAGTTATCTGAAAACGCGTCTGGTATTCTAGTTAGAAATGTATACATATTTTGTAATACGGTATCATCGAATGTATTTACAGCCGCATTAGTTGAATCTGCATCCCATGCAGCTAGTTCAGAGAATGCTCCATTCGTAGGGACATCAGCTGCTGATGTTACCGCAGTTGGTGCCGTATATCTAGATCTCATCATAGGAGCACGTCTATATGTACCCGTCGTACCCGTCGTACCCGTCGTCGTCGTCCTTACTGCAGGTGTTGCAGAGTTATTTGTATACCAATACCATAGAACTACAAGTGCAACAAGTATCAAAAGTTTCTTGTTTCCCTTTGCCATTTGATATATATCACGAAAAAAATCTAGTCGAGATAATCCATCTGGTCATCATCAGATTCGTCTGAGAATAAATATGTCCCTCTTGTCCGAACAATCTGTCTGGATTCCTTGACCTGAAGTATTTTGAAAATTGGACCAAATGATTTTTTCAGAAACCACACACCAGTGAGCTCCACAATCAAATCAACGCTAGACCATTCAGAGGACTGATCCTTCTGAGATTTGTTTGAATCCCAAAAAGTTGTGATGACGCGGCCACATGCCGTTGCGAGACAAGTCTCAAACGTTTCAGCACTCAGCGAACTCTGGAATGCCTTTCCAATAGTATCTGGAGAAATTTCTCTACCGAACCATGCAACTGAAGACTCATTCGCCTTGGATATAATCTGATCCTCGAGACTCTTCACCTGGGAAAGTTGAGACTCGTCGAGCTGAAGCACGATAGGCTTCCCATCAAATGAAGTCACGTTGAGCTTATTAAACTGGATACGGTTGTTTCCGGTTACTTTTAGATAATACCGACCATCTGGAACCTTGACTGGTGCACCATACTCCATTAGGATTCACATAGACAATATTATTAAGTTAAAGACGCAGTGCACTTAGTAAGTATAATGGAGTCTGTACTATCTCTGCTTGAGGAGCTATCTAAGGAGGTCAAGGCACTTCGCAAGGATGTTCGCAAGATTCGTCAGCATATTGATGATCCTCTAGGCGATAAGGCGAAGCTCCGCTCACAGAACAATGGTTTCCGCAAGCCTCAAGTTGTTTCTGAGGAGCTTCGTACTTTCCTGAACCTTGGAGCTGATGACAGGATTTCTCGCGCCGAAGTGACTCGTAAGCTCAATGAGTATGTAACCGAGCATGGACTCAAGAATGGTCAGAATCTTACTATGGATGATGCGCTACGTTCTCTGCTTGCACCACCTGATGATGTTCAGGTTACATTTCTCAATATCCAAAAGTACATCAACCGCCACTATCTGAAGGAGGTTGTACCAGAGGCTGTTGTAGCCGAGCCAGTGGTAGAGAAGAAGAAGCCAACTCTGAAGAAGAAGTGAGTCACGCCTTGCCACTTAGAAAATAAATACTCGTGTAATATATGTCAGAAGAAGAATTGATTCCCTGTCCACAATTAGACAAAAAATATATAGAAACTCTTGTGGGTACAAAGATTAAGAATCTAAACTTGTACCAGCGAGCATTTACACACAAATCAGCACTTAAGAAGTATCAGCTCGATGACGACTATGAAACATTGGAGTTTATGGGTGATTCTGTACTTGGTTTTGTCATCACGAAATATCTGTTTGATAGATACGCAGACAAGAAGGAGGGATTTCTCACCCGTGCGCGAACCAAGATTGTCAGGAGTCAAACGCTGGCCGGATTTGCTAAAAAGCTGGGTCTTGGGAATTTGATACTCATGGATGACAAGGGTATTAGAAACAACTGGAACAACAACCCAAAAATTCTCGAGGATTGTTTTGAAGCTCTAGTTGGTGCTATATATCTAGATCTTGGTATGATTTACGCAAGAGATTTTATACTCAATATACTATCATCATATGATGTATCACTAGAAGATGACAATTACAAGGATCAAGTGATGAGATATTGTCAGTCTATGAAGCAGAAGATTCCTGAATATCCAGTGGTATCACATGATAATGGTGTATTCTGTGTTCAGCTTGTTATGAATAATATAGTATATGGATGTGGGTACGCAAAGACAAAGAAGGAGGCTGAACAAAATGCTGCATACATAACGCTTAAAACACTTAACCTTAAGATACCTAAGCATGCATCCGGTGGTGCAGAAGCTCCTTGAGAAACAATACGCTGATCAAAAATCGGATGAGTGGCTCAAGCTCCGAGGTACTATGTTGACAGCCTCCGATGTCGCCACAGCCCTTGGTGATAATCCATACGAAAAACCATCGAGCCTCATTTTGAAAAAGTGCGGAGTTCCTTCAGAGTTCAAGGGAAATGATGCAACACGACATGGTGAAAAATACGAGTCTGTCGCCAGAGATTTGTACTGTGAAAAAACTGGCGAGGTTGCTCATGAGCTTGGACTTGTTCAGCATCCCGAGATCAAGTGGCTCGGTGGATCTGCCGATGGAGTGACAGAGTCTGGGAGACTGATTGAGATCAAGTGCCCGGTATCACGCAAGATTGAAAACAAAGTTCCAAAGCATTATCTTCCACAAATTCAGATACTATTGGAAGTGCTCAATCTTGATGAGTGTGATTTCATTCAGTACAGACCAGAACCACTCGAGTATCAGGTGACTACAATCAAAAGAGATCGGGACTGGTTCGCTGAGCGTCTTCCGAAACTCCAGGCATTCTGGGACGAGGTGATATATAAAAGAGAAAATGGTCTTTGTGAAATAGAATGACGTGCAGTTGGTGCAAGAAAAAGGGTCTTACACTAAAATGCAAGGGATGTCAGATGATGTTTTGCACAACTGATATTCAACTTGAGAAACATTGTTGTCTATTAATGGAGGATGTAAAGAGGGCTGAACTCGAGGCGCTCGAAAAGTCGTTGCCAAAGGTGGTGGCTGAAAAGGTTGTTAAATTTTAACGGTATGGATTATCAATCTGGCGTGGGACAAAGAGATCCTGACTACGATTAAAGACAGTCATTGGTCTTCCAAAGTTCATTGGTGTGACTCCATATGTACTTGTTTCATTTGTTTTCCAACCATTCGTTGGTACACCTGGTGCAAAGACATTACTTGGTGGTGGTCTTGGAAATTGATTCAATTGGTTCTGTATCGTTGGATCATTCATCGTTACAATGTACATACATTTTAGTTTTGACCTTGTCTTGATGTCTAGTCCACATCTCATCAAGATCAATATTGAGCATGAAAGCAAGCTGGAAGAGATAGCTAAATACATCCCCCATCTCCATGACTACATCAATACCACGCTCTTTTTTCAGATTCGTCTTGCGACAATACTTGAGCACCTGTCTAATGGCTGAAGCAAGTTCTCCACTCTCTTCTGTGTACAGCATCCAGACTCTCTCGATTGAAGCCTTATCCCACCCCTTCAATTTACATAATTCAGCCGTTTCGAATTTATAACGATTCATCTTGTGAATTTAGCTCGTCTCGTCTTTATCATTGGGTAATGACCATACAATAAGCATTATAAAAAATGCTAAAATAAACGCCATAAACAATTCATTCATTTATATTCCTCTATAAATTTCTCCGGCTGGCTTGAGCCCGTATGCCGACATATTCTTTGGTAGAGGTGGTGGCACAGGGAGATACCCAATCTTACCTATATAATATTTATTCAGTTTCACTTTGGGAATGATTACATTCACAGCCCTCTGTACAGCTTCCTGATTCATTTGATCAACTGTTGCATATGTATTTATGAAATTATCGAAATATGTATTACGTAGAAATTGTTCTATATCAATAGGATTCTGTGGTGGTATCTGTACACCGAGTTGTGCATTTACTGCAGCCTGTATATTTGCACTTACGGCTGATATATTCTGGGAAGAGGTGAGTTGTGTATATCTTGGATCTGTAGGATTATTAATATTCGATGCTAACGATTGCATTTACTATAAGAGTTTAAAAAAATCAAAACCTTTTACAGTAATGAGGGTCATCAAGCGTAATAATAATGTTACGGATATGTTGTTTGACAAGGTGACTGCCAGAATCAGTGGCTTATGTGACGGGCTGGTAGTGCAACCTGCGAAAGTTGCCCAAAAGGTGTTTGCATCTATGTATGATGGTATCAAGACTTCAGAGATTGATGATATATCTGCTGATATATCTATTCATATGATTACTGAACACCCTGATTACGAGACTCTTGCGACACGACTTCTTGTCAGCAATATGCACAAAACAAGTCCAACATGTTTCTCAGACTGTATTCTCAGCCTGTACAAGGATGGTGTAATCTCTGAAAAGTTTATGAAAAATTTTAAACTCGAAATGGATTCCTGGATCGAGCATACTCGCGACTATAAATTTGGATTCTTCGGTCTCAAGACACTGCAGAAGATGTATCTCAACAAGGGTGAGACTCCACAGTACATGTATATGCGTGTAGCTTTGGCTATTCACGGCGATGATTATCCTCGAGTCAGAGAGACGTATGATCTCATGTCCAAACATTACTTTATTCATGCAACCCCAACACTATTCAATGCAGGAAGTAATCGTCCTCAAATGAGTTCCTGTTTCCTTCAGGCTATGAAAGATGACTCGATGAATGGTATATATGGTACACTGAACGACTGTGCACAAATTTCCAAATGGTCAGGCGGTATAGGTATGCATATTCACAATGTCCGCGCAAAGGGTTCAAAGATTCGTGGTACGAATGGTATTTCAGATGGTATTATTCCAATGTTGCGCGTTTTCAATGCAACTGCACGCTATGTGAATCAGGGTGGTCGACGAAAGGGGTCAATCGCAGTCTATCTCGAACCTTGGCACGCAGACATTATGGAGTTTCTCGATCTGCGCCTCAATCAGGGTGACGAAGAGGCTCGATGCCGCGACCTATTTACAGCCCTCTGGATTCCAGACGTGTTCATGCACCGAGTGAAGAATGACCAGGATTGGTACCTCATGTGCCCAGATGAGTCTCCTCACCTGTCCGATGTCCACAGTACAGAATTTGAGAGACTATACAGTAAGTATATAGCAGAGGGGAAATACAGAAAGATTGTCAAGGCTCGCGATGTATGGGCAGCGATACTCAAGTCACAGGTTGAGACTGGTACTCCCTACATGCTCTACAAGGATGCCTGCAATGCCAAGTCAAATCAGCAACATCTCGGAACTATCAAGTCTTCCAACCTCTGTACCGAAATCATTGAGTACTCCGACAAGGATGAGACGGCTGTATGCAACCTAGCGAGTATCAGCTTGCCGGCATTTATTCAGGATGGAGGAATTGCAATCGAAAAGTTGGAAGAGGTGACGAGGGTCGTCACTCGTAATCTCAACAAAGTCATCGACGAGAATTATTACCCCACAGAGGCTGCACGAAAGTCCAATATGCGCCATAGACCCATTGCAATCGGTGTTCAAGGACTTGCTGACGCGTATCAAATGTTAGGATATGCCTTTGATTCACCTGAAGCGAAAAGTATGAACCGAATCATATTTGAGTCTATTTATTTCAGTGCTTTGGCTGAGTCGTGTAGGTTGGCTAAGGAACAGGGACCATACGAATCTTATGAGGGATCACCTTCATCAAAGGGGGTGTTGCAGCCTGATTTATGGGGTGTACAATGCGAAAGCCCATACTTCGATTATAAGGGTCTTCGTGAAGGCATAGCAAAGTACGGGCTCAGGAATTCGTTGCTCGTTGCACCGATGCCGACAGCCTCGACATCTCAGATTCTCGGAAACAACGAGTGCTTCGAGCCATTCACAAGCAATCTGTATCTGCGCAGAACACTAGCCGGTGAGTTTGTGATGATTAACAAGCATCTTGTGAAGGAGTTGCAGAGTCTAGGTGTTTGGAACAAGGATACAAAGGATCAGATTATCAGAGATGGCGGTTCAGTTCAGGGTCTGAATATCTCTGATGAAATGAAGCTTGTCTATCGTACAGTATGGGAAATTCCCCAGAAATCTCTGATTGATATGGCACGTGATCGTGCGCCATACATTGATCAATCTCAATCTATGAATGTGTTTATGGAGGATCCAACAAATGCAAAGTTGTCGAGTATGCATATGTATACTTGGTCTCAAGGACTCAAGACTGGAATGTACTATCTCAGAACACGACCAAAGGCGAAGCCTATCCAGGTTACTGTGCCTATTCTCTGTCGAATGGATGATGGATGTGTATCGTGTTCAGGATGAGCCGGTAAATTTGAAGCATTCCCACATTTTACTGGTTCTCTTGGACAACTCTGACCACTCATCGATCGTATAGTTGTCACCCATTGATCTATTACAATTTCCACATATTGGTCGTAGATTATCAATGTCTAGTGTACCACCCTTGCTTTCTGGTATATTATGACCAGTATCAAAATTAAATGGTGTAATAATATTTTGACACCACTTGACAAGGCATTTATGCTCAAATTTCTTGCCAATGTGGACCAGCCAAACCTGCTGCCGCAAAGCCCCAGGAATCTTTTGCTTCATTAAAGACTATTCTAGTCTTTTCTCTAATGCTCTGGTCTGCAGTAGACTTGACTAAGCTTTTACTGGAGCCTGGTCGCGGACAGAGACAGAAGATTTCATACGACGGAAAACCATTTCGATTTCAGTTACCCGAGTGCAAGTGCGTAGATGGTCTATCAGAGTATAACCAGATGACTGTCGAAGTGCCTGTTGAATTTGCAGATTGGTTTGAGAGTCTCGAGGAATACATAGGTATACATCAACCATGGAAGTCTGTCATGAATGATGGATACATGACACTAAAGATTGATGATTCGACGCAGATATTTGATGCTGATAAAAAATTGACGCACGCGACAGAGTTTCAGGGATGCATGATAAAATGCATCCTAGAAGTCAGTTCTATTTATTTTTTTAAGGATACTTATGGACTTACCTGTAGAATCTATCAATTATTATCCTCCGAACCCGAGTGTCTATTTAATTGAATAGACCGGTGTTGCGGGGGAAGTGGCGGGGGCCGCGCTTGCGACCGTAGTTGGAGCGCTTGCGGAATAGGGCGCGCAGGTTAGCACCGTAGTTGGCTACGTTGCTAATGCGGTGGTGGTGGTGGCGGGGGCCGCGCTTCATGCCGGCATTGCTGCGCTGGCGTCTGGGGCCCTCGCGCTTGTGGAAGCTGGTGGCTGGGACGTGAACTCTCTTACCATCGCGCACATATGAGTACGCCTTTCTGTGGACTAGCATTTAATATGTACCGAGAAAATAATTTTTTAGCGCATGTTGTCATACACCTCCCTGACCTCCTCATACTCTGAGGATCCTCGTCTGAGCGGAGTAAATCCACGAGTCGATCGACCATCTCGCTTGTACATATCTCTTACCTTTTTGAAAGCCATCGCCCAAGCCATAAGTCCGGGATTTCTCTCAGCCGCCTGGATCTTGCGCTTTGACGCAAGTCTACCATATTTAGTCATTACGAGATCCGACGCAGTCAAACCACCTGATGTTTTTCGCGCAGTTCCGTTTGCAACCATTCGCCTGGAGCCAGTCATTTATATTAAGTGCAGATTTTAATTGAATAATAATCCCCCAATACCCTCTTTACACTGGAGAACATTCACAGATCGCGCAAATACATATATTGTCTGATCTATTGTATACGTCTGTGTAAAATATACAGTTATTGTCGCTGAACGTATCCTTGATATGTTCATTGTACCAATTGGTTCCAATGTGTTAGGATCGATAGATATAGTATATATACCTGTTGTCTGATATGGAGTTACAGAATGATTCTCAAATGGTCTGAGAATATTAATGGAATTGTAGTCTTCATCGGCTAGAATAAATCCATTCAGTTCGATTGTTAGTCGAGCTATATTTGCATTGCTCTTTATCCAGAATTCTTTTATTGGTCCCGTAAAAGTTAAAGTATATGTGTCTCTAGAGATACCAGCTCTCATAGTGAATGTATTCATTTGTGTCTGTTTGATTAGGGTTTTTGAACTGGGTACAGGATTTATGAGTTGAGCATATTCAACTATAAGTGATGCAGTCAAACTTGGAACAATTTCATATGGATCCATCTTGATGATATATGTACTAATTTCTGTAGTCACAAAGTTGTAATTGTATAATGTACCTAGACATAAGACTCCTTCTATCACTGTCAATGGATATGACTCTTGGTTTATTCTGATACTTGTCCATGCTGTTGGATCTGAAAATTTCTTGCGCGTATCATAATATCTATAGGTGTAATATGTATTCTCATTGTCAAAGTAGTATATGTATATACCATCAAATATCTGAGGAGTAGAATAATTATCGGTGAGACTCGTAAACGCAGGCGCATATTCGACTGTATGAGTAAATGTATCTAATCTGTACATTACCACATATCCTTCGTCACCAACTGGTACAAATTCAAATGGGTAATATATATACCTACCATCTGACACACATCGGTATTTATTATAAATATAAAAAGCATAATTGAGAAGTATTGTACCATATGCCGTAACATCACCTGCTATAAATTTTAATATGTTGATATAAAAAATATAAACACCCGTGGATGATTCAACAGGATAATATATATTTGTACCGGTTGAGAGCGCCATTGTTGTAATTAAAGCGAGTACAGTTCCAAGACCCTTCGATGTAAAGTAAGTTTGTATTGTTATAGATAGATGAGTATATATACCTGTAGTGATATCATATACAACTGGAATAGTGTCGTACAGAATAAACAGATACTTACCTATGGCGAGCATTGCGTCTACACCACTTGTTGGATCATATTCAATATTCGTTGAACTTGTTATTGGATTTGTAAATCCTGTTGATGATATATCATATGATGTGAGATATTTAAAATCAGTAATAAAATAGAGTTTACCAAAGGCTATACATGGCGCACGGCTTGTAGTTGTAGATAATTCTAAAACCTGAATGACAGAACCAGTAAGTTCATTTATGAGTGTTATATATCTTGAACTATTATATTCTGAGAATACTACTATATATCCATTATATGTAAAAATCTTGATTATAAACTGCTTTGGGAGTGCACTTGAATATGGTGTATATGCTGAACTATTGAGTAATCCACCAACAAGTGATCGAGATGTTAGATTGTTCAGAGTCTCAAATTGAACGGCAACCTGTACATCCTGATTTTCGAGCTGTGAAATGGGAATCTCATCAAATGTCAATTTTGTCCAGTAGTTTCTTGGATTCATCTGAGATGTAGGGTCATTCTTGCCAACCAGAATAGTCAGTCCAGCCTGATTTTCATATGGAGTCTCAAGATCAGTCTCAGTGTAGAGTGTCTGAGAATTTATAGTCTGGATCGTCTGACCACCAATGAGAAGCCGAGAAATCTTTGGAAGGAGATATCCGACTGAGTCGTAGTATGTAAAGTTTTGTGGCGGTGGGAGAAATCCAGGAATCCATCCAGATTGTACCAGATTGAATTGGGGTACAGATGTACTAAATTTCCATGGATTTGATGTATATGCATACCGTATATCAAACCCCCAGAACGATGCAGCCTGTTCAGATGTAAACATAGCCCCATTTATATTCTGAAATGAAAAAGTGTTGTTGATGACACTTACCGATACATTTGCTACAAAGGGTTGAGCCCAATTTGCCAAAAGTTGAGTGTTGTAATATCCGTAAACTCCGATTGCACCCAGTTGCAGTGTACCATTCACATCGTAAAAATTGGAATCGAGGTTTGAACTGTATTGTGGATAGACGTATCCCTGTGCTATAACTGGATAAAGTGATCCAAGAGTCGATTTCAGAGTTATCGATTTTATGACGTCATCCCTCTTTGGGAGTGTAGAATATGCTAAATCTCCAAATTTAAGGTTTGAAGCCTGAAAAGGAACCTGAACCGTATTGGTTGTATATTCAACAATAGGACCTTCTTGTAATTCAAAGAGCGAAGGCCCTCCATAGAAATCAGAACCAGCTGAAAGTAAAAGGGCTGAAGCCATCTATAATCTATTAATTTTTAAATCCAGACTCTCCGAGCGTATATTTCATACTGAGTTTTCCCATAGCTACAGTTGCTAGATTATATGTATGTGCATATATACGTATATATCTAGTACCTGAATATGATGTAAGTACAAATGTATGCATCTGATTTGTTATATTTGACATGTATACTTCACCAGTTGGTATTGGACTCTCTGGATTTAGACTGAAAGAGTACATGTATACATTTGAATTTGGTGTCTTTGTATGGTATTCGAGTGGCTGTGTCATACTGAGATATATATTAGTACCAATATATGGACTAAGATATTCTAGACCATTCAATGTCAGACCAAGACTTATGAGATCGTCTCTGAAAGTGTATGGTGCCGTAGTAGGATCTTGAATGACCCAATAAAGTTCTTTGACATTATTCATAAATGATGTGACTACATTGAAGTTTGTCTGATTTGGATTGACTATAAACTCCAACATTTGATAGTATTGAACTGTATATATCATTGGGTGAGTTTGCATATAGAGTTTTTCTCGATCAGTCAAAAATACATATTCAACAACCATCTTTAAATTGAGTTCGCCATAGAATGGAATGGTCATAAATGTACTTGATCTATTGAATACTATTCTGACTGTACATGTTTTATCAAGTGCACAGAGTGGAATTTTCATTGTAAATGGGAGTGGTATATAGTATTCAGCCAATGCCGCTGTAGTATCCATACCAGTCAGTTGATTCAGGGCTGCCCTCTTGCCTTGTGGAACCATTGTATCATTCATAATATATAGATTTTCGCCGTACAGACGTTCGATAACCTGTTTTCCCCAACGCAATTCAATCATATTAATCATGGCTGTACCAAGTGATAAGCTTACATTTGAAGCTGTATTCCATGTGAATCGGAGAATAATCCTGTCTACAACATCACCTGATAGTGGTATATCCATTGATGTATCATCGCTAAATTCAGTTCTTGAATGCCAGTCAAATGCAAATGTCTGCCTTTGGAATGGTTCCATCTATACTTGTCATTTAGAAAAACTCGCCACACCATCCGCGAGTGTAAGAGTCTGATACCCATAGTAATATAGATTCAAACTATACACGTCCTGTATACTGTACGCACTCTTAAATGTGATATCCAGATGAGTAGATTTGTAATCCAAATGCGCAAAATTTACAGTTCCATTCTTGTCATAATTTTTTGGATCTGCAGTGAAACAATACATGTATATATTCTTAGTGGGAAGTGAGAGACCATGATCCATTGGTTGCTTGACTGAATGATACACACCATCGGGGAAATTATTCAGTAGATTTATACCGTTGAAATACATTGTTACATTATCAATAACATCAATATAGTTAGATGTTGTACCGTCAAAAAATGTAACTGGAATAGATGATGTTATATACTTTGTACTATATCCAAAGTCGTATCTATTTTGATAAAAACGAGAATCAAGAGTTTCAAATTGTTTGTTACGTATAAACCACACCATCATAGTGATTGGGTAGTTTGCAGTCAGGTGCATTACAGCTGCTCCATTATTGTACTCGAGTTGAGCCTCTCGTAACGCTGTTGGTATATCAAATGATATAGTTGATGTCATATAATAGAGCCGCTCCTCGTCAGATATTGTTACACCCTCAACAATAAGCATTGGATTTATAAGGTCAATTGCCGCTGTCGATTGGGTTATCCAAGAGAGTGGATTGAAATTGAATATGACTGAAATTTTAGAGTTGCTTGCTGCACACAACGGAAAATACGGTTTGTGTTCACCTTTGCGATGACAAAAGAAGAAATCCAAAGGAACTATATAATCTCCACCTGTAGAATTGCCAACCAAATTCTTCATTGCAAGTTGTTGATCAGCATTCAGGAAGAGTTCATCTCGTACAATGTACCAATCATCAGTGATTTGTTCGACTAAAGTACCATCTACTACAAATGATACAGTGTTGATGATAGCCCGCCCGAGAATCGGAGTGTAGTTTCCCACTGGGAGTGAAAATTTGAGGTGCATGTTTGACAAGAGATCTGGTAAATCTTTCGGAACAAGATCCACCTGTACAGTATTACCTAAATATCCACCTAAACTATTCAAGACAAGAAATCTTTGCGAAATTGCAAATGGTGTATGATTATATTTTTTTGGGACCCATTTAAAATCAGACCCCCATACATATGGGTCTTGTGGACCAGTTGCAGACAAGGCTATACGAGCACCCTCCATACTACTATTACACAAATAAACGTTTAAGGTCCTGAATAGTAAACTTTGACTTGCTTTTCGGCAACTGAGCAGACAGTCTCGGGTCATTCAGAACCTCTGCGCACACCACTGCCTTGTCCCCCTGAAGCTTCATTATGCTCTCCTCGATGCTCGGAATCTCCTCCGTCCCAGAGTACACCAACTTCTTGATGAACACCTTCTTCACCTGTCCTGTTCTGTGCGCGCGTGCAATCGCCTGCATCTCGGTAGCTGGATTCCAAGCTGGACTCGTGATGTATACTCTAGTCGCCTCCTGCAAGTTGAGGCCCACGCCACCCGCCTTGATCTGGATGATGAAGGCTGGTCCATTGGTGCTCTTCTTGAAGGCTTCGATTCTCGCCTCGCGTGAATCCTTCGCGACTGAGCCGTCTATTCTGTAGACGCTGATGTTTTCAGCAGCGAGCCGGAGCTGAATCTGATCCATCTCACCGACAAACTGGCAAAAGATGAGGCTCTTTTCCTTTGGGTGATTCTTGATGAGCTCGATCAGTGTATCGTGCTTCTTCGAAGAGCCCTCAAAGACGAGCGGGTCCTGTTCATCCTTGACCGCCATACCATCATAGTACAGCTGCGGCCAGACCATCGTCTGCCGGACGCGCAGAATGCACTCGAGGATGTGCATCGTTGTCCCCTGGTCGTTGGTACGCAGCAGCGCGCGAACCTTCTCCTTCGCCTCGTTGTACACCTCTGTGTACAGCTGCTGCTCCTCTGGATTCATCTGGAGCTCCACATTCTCAAAGTCGCAGGGGGGCAGGGCGATGCGAACATCCTCCTTGGTGCGCCGGAGGACATAGGTGTCTCGGATGACCTGGGTCTGCGCTTGAACCTGCTTCTGCGAAATGCCCAGAATGTTGCAGAGCGCCGCAAAGTCCCGAATCGAGTTGAAGATTGGGGTTCCCGAGACTATCCAGCGGATTCCAGCACTAAGGGCTCTGATGGATAGGAATGTCTTGGTCTTTGGGTTGCGAACCTCGTGACCTTCGTCGAGCACGAGGCGGTCCCACGCGATGCGGTGCAAAGGGGTGCTCTTCTCCTCTGCACGTGGCAGGAGGAGCGAGTACGAGGTGATGACTACATCCATCTCTGAGATGGCATCCGACTTTGTTGTTCGGTTCGGACCATCCCAGACGCCAACGCGCAGTATACGCCCTGAAAACTTGCGAATCTCGTCTCGCCACTGGGTCAGCACAGACTTGGGTGCTATCACGAGGGTCCGACGCTTCTGGTTTCCGAGCATCGTGGCAATCACCTCGATCGTCTTTCCGAGACCCATCTCGTCGCAGAGAAAACCACCCTTGATACCCTGATGCGTCTCGCGCTTGAGCATCCAGTCAACCCCCTCTCGCTGGTACGGCCCAATCAGGCGACCAACCAGGCGCTTCTCTGAGAGTGCGAGCGACATTTTACCCTAATCAAGCACCCTTGGACCTGAGTTCATCTGAGGCACCCTTTTTGCAGGTTAAGTAGACCTATGCCAAACAAGTCACCACTTAGATTAACTATGTTATGTTCATATAATGGTGCTAATTGTGCAAATGTATCTCTTACAGCTGGACAGTGCCTATCAGCAATATCATGAAAAAATACTAATTTGGCATACTTTGAAACATGGTTAAAATCGTTACTAGGTCCAGGATGTTCATGTAGACCATCTATAAATACAAGATCATACTCTTCTTGTACACCTTCTATTGTTGTTTGATGAAAATATTGTGATATATATATTGACATTGTAGGATGAATAAGTATATATGGATCTATAGTTTTTACTCTGATATTTGGATTTACAAAAGCTTTTAAGAATTCTACAATGACAAATGTTGTGTACCCATTGAAAGTGCCTATATCTAGATAGCTCTGTATATCTGATTCAATAAATAGTTGTTTATTATTCCATAGAAATGTAGCCAATTCTTCCGGATTTTGCCATAGACCACCATTACCTGGATCAAGCATATAGTGTTGATATTTACCATATAGATTTCTATTATCGTAAAAGAGACCTACAGTACCAATAAGTTTTGTTAAATCATCTATTGATTCAACATTCTTAATTCTATTAACATATTCTTCCATTTTGTAATACACCAATATATTTATCAAGATAACCAGATGAATCAATTAATTCTCTCTGAGTAAAGAATGCATAATGAACAATAACAAATCCGCCGTATATACAGTTCATTTTATTTAATCTTTTTGGCATCTCTACTGAGAGTTCCTGTTCCTCGTCTCTACCTACAATTCCGTTGCATAGATTACGAAAGTCTGAACCAATCCATGATAGACCATTTATCGATACTCTCTCATTGAAATATAGTTTCCAGTCACCCATATGAAAATATTCGAGTGTTTTCCCATTATTCAATTTATCAAGAACCTCATTGTGTAGATTAGCTGCAAAATTGGCATCACCCCATCCTATACTATCCATACAATTATACCCGGCAATACCTGCGTTGAGTGAAATTTTACCATTTCTCTGTAATATATGTGATATGACTGCATTGTTAAGTATAGTTGGATATATCATGAAATAGTCTGGATTATCAATTCTGAAATCGATATAACTTTTAAAAGATTCTACTGTATCTAGTAGTACTACATCATCATCAAACCGTATATATATAGTGTTATCAGCTGTACATCTTTTAAAAAAATCGTGTATTGAGTAATTACCATCTATAGGTATATCTGATTCTATAACCTTAACCACATCAGACTGTTTACTATACATCCAATTAATATCATCTTGATTAGTTGTATTTTTCCACATATGATATTCATTCACAACCCCAGCATCTATATATCTCAATATCTGGGTCAACAAAAGTTCCATGTAACGTCTTCGACCAGCTGGTGTCACAATAATTATATTAAAGCCACGATACGTCATTTATATATTATATAGAAAAAAATGACAGCTCATATCATCGTTTCATCGTACAAAAAAAATATATATTGGACTCTTCGATTACTAAAAGAAAAATTGGTTGATCATGTGTATATATATGAACATTCTGAATTAAAATTGGATGACATGATACCGGGATATACATACGAGAATATTCCAAATAAAAGTTGTGAAGCAAGTGCTTATCTAAAATATATTTGTGATTATTATTATAATCTTCCTGATAAGATTATTCTTGTACATGATGAAGAATATTCCTGGCATCATTCTGGTTCAATTATAGATCACATCAAAGGATATAATGGTGAAACATATGTCAATATAAATCATTATCGATGGGGGAACGATGTACATCCATTTCATCCTGGTGGAGATTACTATGAGTTTTACAAGATGTTTCTCGAACCGTATTATGGAGCTGTAGAAGAGTATGGAAATTTTCACGAAGGACATCTGGGTTGTGCACAATTCATACTTAGACCAGCTGCTATAACTAGAAATTCACTCAAATTCTATCAAGATTTGTACAACTATTCAGTGAGTGATAAAGTCAAAGATGGCCATGTATCTGGTGGATTTGGTTATTTTATGGAATATACTTGGCATCTTATATTTGGGTGTATAGAAAAATGTACACCCATAATCTCTCCATGATCCATCCATTTATTTCAGTGGATAAATATTTGTTGTGGTAATGAGCTAAATCAAAATCAGTTTCATTATTAAGCATTGATAACAGTGTTCTATAGAATTTGATAGATCTACTAAGAATTCTATCACGATGAACTGTAAACTGTGCACCATAAATAACCTTTAATTTATCTGGAGCGTTTATTCCAAATATATCACGAAAGTATTCTCTCATATGAAGTCCTGGATACTGATCAATAGGTTCTTCTATAATATGAGTATTAAAAGGTGTCATGGTATTAGTGTATGGATATTCTAAACATCCATTTGTATGATCAAAAGGATTACCTTGTAAAAATGTTATATTTTCAGGAAGATTATAGTAATTATCAATGATATATCTTAGATATGTATCAGATTCTCTACCCACATTTTCAAGTTTGATGGCACCAATAACAGGTGTATCTGATTTATCATATACTATTACATCGGGTAAATTTCTTGCCCATTCAATATCCTCTTTATATTTGGCTATTATAACAACCATATAAAAGATAAAGTCATATTTTTTATATGAAGATTTTGTGTTTTACAAGTTCTGATAGACCTATATTGCACGATATATTTTGGCCAACATTTGTCAGATACTGTGAAAAATGGTCCATCGACTGTAAATTGTTCCCAATTGAACACGGGTTTAGTAGGTCACAATCGTGGAACAAAATAAAATTGCTCATCGAGTTGGTAGAATGTGGTGAATATGATATTCTTTGGTGGGTAGATGATGATATGATTGTAACAAACGATGCTATAGATATACGCAAGATAATAAATTCGTTACCAGATGCTTCAATTATTGTACAAAGAGATGTAGGCGGAGATTACCCACTGAACTGTGGAACAATGATTATACGAAAATCAGCCCTAGTAACATTATATGACATATGGAATTTTGCAACACAAAAAGAATATACCGAGCCCAATTGGGAACAGGATACTATTACGAGAATGAAACTACCGAATATACATTTGGTAGATTGGAAGGTGTTACAGTCATTTTACAGAATAAATCATCCGACACCAGAAGGTCTCAAATGGAAACCTGGAGATTTTATAGCTCATTTCACGGGAGAGTCTGTCCAAACTCGACTCGAGCTTTTTAAAAAGTGTGTACCATAACCATCTAGGTTAAGGCTTACAAGCTTAAGTAAAACAATGGACACCTTCGAGTACATAAAGACTCTGGCGCGCTTCCGCGATGGAATGGTTGAAAAGCCATCATGGGTCCGAATATCAACCATTACCCTCTACGCAAAGTCGATACTGGGTCAAGTTGACCCCAAAGAAATCAGAAAAGCCTTCAAGAGCATCGGTGGCTCTTTAAAATTGAGGCCCAAGGGCTCTGAGAAAGCCTTTGAGTGGAAGGTGAAGCCTGCGAAGCGCGCACAGCAATTTTACAACTGTATATCTATAGGGTACACAGATGCATATTCAACAAAGGCTGTGAAATTATTCTCGAATGGAACAGTTCAGATTGCAGGGTGTTCGAACGTGCTCGATTGTAAGCGCGTCGTAAAGCAGTTGGCGATTGTGATGCCCATAATCTTGAGGCGTTCTATTGATATCAAGTACGAGCAGTTCAAGATTGTGATGATCAAAACCGACTTTAAGATGAACAAGCATCTGCACCTATACAAGGTGATTAAGGATTTCAAGGATCCAAAGTACGATGTGAAGTATGATCCAGGGAGTTATTCAGCAGTCGTCATCAAGTTCAAGCCGCTCGAGCATATGAAGCGCATCACGGTCAATGTGTTCTCTACAGGGAGTATAGGGATTTCGGGGGCGGAGACGTTGATGGAAATTGCTTACGCGTACAAAGAGGTGAATGAGGTGATAGGGAGGGAGAGCCGAATGAAAGATGTCGACTGTCAGCAGGACTTTAATATGATTATGGGGGCGCCATATGAGGAGTGGCTACGAGTTTTAAATGTTGTGAAATAGTAAATGCCTTTCAGTCTCGATGCATCTCGTATAGGTGATCATAGATCATCTCGCATAATGAACCAGGATATAATAGATAAAATAGGTGGTGTACCTTTTGGTGTAGCACTATGGAATCAGGGAGAAGCTATAGTCGATACATCACACAATACTGATCCTATTATTCTAGGAACACTAAATCCGCGTATGTCAGCCTATCGGCGCCGTGATGATGACTATACCACATTCAATTATTATTATGAGGAGGAATCGGATGATGATTATCCATACAGAAGACGTGGATATTATAATAGACCACGTGATAATATAGTTGTTGTACCAGTAGTATACAATGAATATGCAGATGGACCATCACCATCCAATTGTGGTTCATCAATGGTGAATAACAAGTCATATGTGCCATGGGGTGATGAAGATACAGAAACCGATGCTGAAAAAATAAGAGAAGCTCAGAATATAATAGCAAAATTATCTCCCGCAGCCCCAGCAGCACCCGCAGCCCCTTCCGCCTCAGCATATAGAAGTTATAGACGTTAAATATATATGAGGATTGTAATCGATGGAAATATTGGTTCTGGAAAATCAACACAAATGAATCTATTAAAAAATGCGGGTTTTAAAACGAAAAAGGAACCAATTGATAAATGGCCTCTTGATCTCTTTTATAAAGATCAATCTCGATGGGCATTTCTATTACACATGTCTATACTTAAGACTTTCTCTGATGCACCAGATGACTGTATATATGAGAGATGTATGCAATCTGCGAAACATGTATTCTGGTTACATCTTGTCATGTCAAATGTTGTAACAGCGGATGAGATCAAAGAATATGATTTTTGGTACAAAAAGGTTGCATGGAGACCAGATGTTAAAATATATCTACTGAGTCAACCAAAAAAGTGTCTGGAACGCATTCGTACAAGGGGGCAAATTGGTGATTCAGCTATTCAGTTTGATTATCTTGAAATGATTCATGGCTATTATAGTGTATATGCATATGATCATCACGTTATACTGGTAGATGACAAGACTCCTGAAGAAATTCACAAGGAAATACTTTCAGTGCTGATGTCAGAGAATGCAATGCACCTCTCTGACGCTCACAGGTCGAAAGTGTCGTAAACCTATACTCTTGGATGGAAAATGTTGTGTGCACCATCAGCAGACGTGTGCCATATGTCTGGAGAATGTTCTCTCAATAAACTCAAAGTCAACACATAGACTCAATTGTGGTCATTCATTTCATACACCATGCATTATCAGATGGTATGAGACATCAAATGAATGTCCAACCTGCAGAGCAGAACAGAGAGATGAATATATTGTTTTAAAAATGGCAACAGAGGAACGTATGAGACTTGTATATATAGACGCCATCAGAAGCCTTGAACTCCAGATTCCTCCCCAACGCCGCAGAAGATCCGTCAATTTTGATTAATAAAAATCATATATACTACTAAATGGAATGTACAGGTATATGTAGGAATGGTAGAAAGTGTACACGCAAAGGGGTCGATAGATGTTTTCAGCACCTAGACAATCAATGCTCAGTATGTTTGGAAAATATGAACGCCAACAACTCGAGACAGATTGGGTGTAACCATACATTTCACAAACGCTGTCTCGAGAGGTGGAAGAGGACAAGCAGAACTTGTCCAATGTGTCGTGTACCTTTTGATGTTCCTACATACAGAATAGCTATCAATATACAATGTATACATGATGGTCAGAGAACTATACATACATATGATACTACTAATATATCAACACTTGTTGAAAGTTTTGGACTTGATGAACATCTCATGGATAGATCTATAGCTGATATACATTTTGATATAGAACATAATGAAAATATTACTGAAATACTACAGACTTTAGGAATTTCCAGTTATAGCCTTCCCGGATCTAACACAATAACTACCACATAATATATTGTAATCTACTCCATATTTTCTATTCGCTTTTCGTGGATCTTCTATAGTCTTACCAGATGCATCTACAAGCATAGGTCTTGTTCCCCACCCCTGCTTATGAGCCCACAGATTAACTGGAAATTTGAGTATTCTCCCAGTCGGTTCGGATACTCTATCGTTGTACATTCCATCAACTGCATTACGCTGCGCCGTCGAGTGCTTCATAGCCTCTTTAATTACAGATTCCTTGACTCGAAAGAATTTGGCGATACTTTTTGGTGTATCACCTTTTTGGGTTCTGTATCTCACAGCTCCGACCTGTTTATAAAAATGAAAATCGCCATACATCTGTCCATCAGTTGATGTGCCAACGAATGACATCACCTTATAGTACCCATTCTTACATGGCTGAGAATCTTTGCCACGGGGAAGTGCATATACAGTTCTAGGATTATCATACAAAATTCGAGCACGCATACTATTCTTCCCTGTACCACACGTCCTAAATGTTGTACCAATTTTTCCAATAGCCGAACCTGGCTCTGTTTTATTGTAGCGCGGAACTCTATTCACGATATTCCCATTAGAATTTCTAATCTTATGACTCCTGCTTTTAGGAGATGGCCTGTAGTCACCAAAGGCGTAATCATAACAATTATTACCTAATATAGGTACATCATCCGCATCAAACTGAGGTTCTGAACCACTCAGCCTCATTTCTTAACATATGCAGCGAATAATTCTATGGGCTGCTTTCCAACCTTCAATTCTGGACTATTAGGAAACTTGATGGTTGGATAAGACTTTATATCCTTGCAAGTCTCTTTATTCTCTGGAAGAGTACAATCATAGTACTTGTAATCTATATTTGCGGCATCAAGCTCATCCTTCTGCTGAGTACAATATCTGCAAAAGCCTGCACCATACACAATTGGAACAGTTACCGGCTCAGCAGCAGTCTTTGCTGCATAATATTCATGATTGGGACGAAATGCAAATGCGAGGACAAGGACTAGGACACAAATAACAATTATATATAAGACGTTCATTATATTACACTACAATATTTTATCTAATCAGAATCTACGAAGATAGGTATATCGATCTCATCCTCCTCATCCGATACAGCAAAGGCACAAGCATTCAGCTTGACTGAAGGCACCTTCATCACCTGCTCTAGACGTACGCTTACACCAAACTTCTTATCCACGACCCAAATCTGGTTAATGTCAACGATGGTGTGAATCGTATCCTGCTTCTCAATCTCCTCAAGAGAGATTGGGTTGCGCTTCAAGTCATACGCCTTGGGTACAAAGTCACCATTGCGGCCCTGCTGTACCTTGAGCTTCAGCTGAGGAGCATACTGCGGATCCTTGCTCGCCTTGGCCAGAGGAGTATACAGCTCAGTCAGCACCTCAAGACTCATCTTCTTACCAAGAATCTCCTCTGAATTCTTGCAGACATACTCAAGAATCTTGGTATCCAGGTCAACGAAAAACTTCTTCAGTGCCTCGTCATCCAGAGACAGAGGGATAGTATACGTCACCTTCTTTGTCGCCTTGTCCTCGTAGGGACTCAGACCGAATGGTGCGCGAGTAGGAGGCAGCTGGACCATAAGCTTCTGGCTGTTCTTGCCAGTCAGATAGATCGCCTTGCCACCAAGCTTGTTCTTGTGAACATCAGAGAAGTTGATCTGATCGAGGGAGAAATTGGTAAACTTGGTAACGGACGCCATCTTTCTTGCTATATGTTATTAGTGGCGCATCCCTTTATACCAATAGATTTTCTCGACCAATATTATATGAAGCGATACAGAGAGGGTGGTATGGGTCTGAGTAAAACACTAGACTGTGGATGCGGTTGTGGAGGTATGAAGAAGAGTGATATGGTAAAGTTTAAGTATGCATTCTATTCTGCCATAATTTTTATGATATTATCCAGCCCGCAAGTATATACATTCACCACTAAACACATTGGGTCATGGATCACCAGAAATGGGGTTGTTCCAACTCCAGGTGGTCTGATTTTACACTCTTTTATATTTATGATTATAGTGTTTCTACTTATGAAAATCAGGACATAATTTTTTTCTTGTTCAATTATAAATGGCACCCACACAGAAGTTTGTTCAAGATATATTCTCTCAGGAGGCAATTCTACTCGTTATACTTTTCGTTGCTCTTTCAAGCCCAGAAGCTTATAGAATGACAGAAGGTGTCATCGGTCGCCATGGCATGCTCAATGTAGCAGCACATGGCCTTGTACTAGTGATACTGGCAACCTTTTTGGTTCCCATGCTAAAGGCTGGTGGAAGCGATGTTGGTCCAACAGGACTAAGATCTAAGGTAATGGATCAGCGTCTCGGTCTAGGTCTTGGCCCTTAAAAAATTTCATCAAAACGAATTGAATCATTCACGTGTTTAGAGTAATCTCCGACGCGTTTTTCAAAAAAATTAGTCTTACCTTCAAGTGAGATATTCTCCATCCAATCAAATGGATTTTCCACATTGTACATTTTATTCAGTCCAAGCTGAACCAACAGACGGTCAGCAACAAACTGAATATATTGTATCATAGAGTCTGCATTCATTCCAAGGAGTGAAACTTTCAGGGCACTCTCGACAAACTGAACCTCGCACGCTACAGCCTCTGCAACAATCTCATTCACATGTGTCGACTTGTTTTGGAGCAATTTATACAGTTCGACTGCAAATGTCTGATGAAGACCCTCGTCTCGACTAATCAACTCGTTTGAAAAACACAGGCCAGGCATGATACCTCGTTTCTTCAGCCAAAATATGGCACAGAAAGACCCACTGAAGAATATACCCTCAACACAAGCAAATGCAATCAAACGATCTTCAAATGCTAGCGATTTATCAAGCCACTTGAGAGCCCATTCAGCTTTAGCCTTCACCTCTGGTACATGCTGAACAGCACTAAGCAACCGACTCTCCTCTTCTGGATCACGAATCAGCTTGTTAATCATGAGCGAATACGTCTCTGAATGAATAGACTCGTTGAATGCCTGGTAGGCGTAGAATGACCGAGCCTCTGGTATCTGAACTTCTGAACCAAAGTTTATGTCTATATTCTCCATTATGATACCATCACTGGCGGCAAAAAACGCAAGCACAGTCTTGATAAAGTTTTTCTCCTCCGTCTTCAGTCCTTCCCAATCTCTGACATCTCCTGAGAAATCAATTTCGTCAACAGTCCAGAAGCTCCCAACAGCCTGCTTATACAGCTCCCATAGACCATTGTAACGAATAGGAAATGTTGTGAATCGGTTTGGGTTTGGAGAGAGAATAGGATCCATTAGTATATGTAAAGGGCATATTTTTTTTATCCCTCTCGACATCCAACAATTTTCTGTGCATGTTCATCTATAAAATCCAACATTTCAAGAAATTTCTTTTGTGTCATTTTATTCAAATCAATATCTACTGCGTGAGAGTGATATATTCCTAGATACTCAGGGATTGTGTGTAAAATTTTAACTTGATGAACATATATTTTTAAAAGTTCTGGTTTTTGTTTAAATATAAATCTCCACATTGAGATTATGACTCTTATATTGTGCGCATATTGTTCGGGTCTGAGTTGTTCAGCGAATATTCCGTATGTCGAAGGCTTAACATCTTTCAGATATTGAAGCAATGCAAAACTCTGACAAAAGTGAGCAGTACCGTCAATTTGATATTTCATTTTATATGAATCGTATACTTTTCCAGATGATGACTTGTATTTCCAATGTCCTTTAAAGAATATCAATCCTGGAGAACCATCTCTCTTATTTGCAGTCACGGTGTACCCAGGAGTCATGAAATATTTTTCTAGTATGTCAGTCAACCCAAATATATCTACTATCCACCAAATCTCATCACAGTAATTCATTATATATATAGAAAAGATAATGTTTATATGTATATATATGGATAAGAGATTTGCCCTGAGACTGAAACTACACAAGGTTGATGGTACTATAGTACATCATAATGCACTTTTACGCAGAATCATTCCGAAAGGCCAACTTGTACAGGGGTATTCACTCTGTGATAACGAAGCCTGTTGGCACTGCTGGGTGGTTGATGCCCAGGGTGAAATATTTGATGTCGGTAAGCAGCTTGGTATACAGTACACATATTCAGATCATGTACCAGAAGGATACAAGGAGATGGAACATGAAATGATTGAGAAAAATAAGAAACTATATCAACTATATATAGATGATCCTATAAAATTCTGGAAACAAGCACCAACCAAAGTGAAAAATTTTAGTGCGTTAAAGTAAGATGGATAACAAGTGGACTGACAAGGAGGAGGATTTTTTGGGGAAACTAGAAAAACAGTCTGATCTATTACACAAACATTATACCAAGGATTATATATACTATCAAGGTCTTGCAAAGAGATTCAATGTACCTATACTTGTAATCAGTGCTATAAATGCATTAACAGCTATAGCCCTGAATGATTTTTTGGAACAGAGATATGTATCTATATTGAATGCTGTATTATCAGCTGGTACAGGAGTACTCGGTTCTATACAACTCTATCTTAAAATTAACGAAAAGATGACAAAAGCACTCAATACATCTGTTATATATCATAAACTTGCCCTTAAAATTTCAAAGGAGATTTCGCTCGACAGAGAACAGAGATCAGCAAGCGGTCAAATTTTTTTGAATGAATGTTTTTCTGAATTTACAACAACATTTGAACAAGGGAATTTTATCGAAAAAAAACTACTGAACCATCTAAGACTCGATGAGTCTGAAGAATCTGAAAAGAGTTCAGTGGGTGCAATAGCCCAAAGACTATTGGAGTTTAGTCGTGGAAGTCCGCCGCGCACTCCACCAGGAGACGAATCTAGTGTTTGAAATGTGGGAGCACTGTAGCACTTGGATCTTTGGCCTCTGACCACTGTGGCATCCACATATATGGAACCAGCTGTTCATTATCATCGAAATACTCGTGGAAGATGGACTTGTAGTGCCACTCACCAAACTTTTGTAGGGCAGTTCGCCACTCGTAGCCCACCGCATCGCTCATTCCATTCTTCTGGCGCCAACAAATATCGTGTGGAAGGATACCCTCAAACTCCTTGCGTAGGATATACTTTTCATAGCCATCGACCGGCATACGATCTGGGCGACTGAGCGCGTGATCAATCATATGAGTATCGAAGAATGGCACACGGAGCTCCAGACCATGAGCAGCTGTGGTTCGATCTGCGCGCAGTACATCAAACAGATGAACATCCTGAACAAGTCGCATCGTCTCAGCCTCTAGAGCATCATTAGTAGGAGCATCGTGAAAGTACAGATAACCACCAAACAGTTCATCTGCACCCTCGCCGCTCATTACAACGCGAATATCCGTATTCTCCTTGATATACTTGGAGAGAAGATACATTGGGATCGATGCACGCACAGTAGTTGTATCATACGTCTCTAGATGCCAGATGACATCATCCAGAACATCAATCCCCTCTTGAGCAGTAAAAAGCACCTCCGTATGATCACAGTCAAGAAAGTTGGCCATTTTGCGAGCAGCCAAGAGGTCAGGGGAATCCTTCATACCAATTGAAAAGGTTCGGATTCGGGTCTGAGAGAGCTGCTTTCCCAGAGCTGCAACAATTGAAGAGTCTAGACCGCCGCTCAGAAAGAAACCAACTGGCTTTTCAGTACTCTGTAGACGCTTCGCGACTGCGCTCAACATGATATTATAGATCCGACCGGGGATATAATCGACCCTCGGCTCAAAGTAGTTGGTTTCGTAACAGATAAACTTGTCAATCCTGGAATCGTAAAAGTGACCAGGCGGAAAGATTTCGATCGACTCCCCGAAATGAAGGAGCATCTTAGCCTCAGAAGCAAAGGCAATACCTTCGTCGTGATAACAGTAAAACAGTGGTCGAACGCCGACGCGATCACGAGCTGCATATATCTCCTCACCATCAGTGTACACAAAGGCAAAGTCGCCATCGAGGTCGACGCAGGTTGACTGTAGACCAGAAACGTGAATCTGCGGAAGAAGAATCTCACAGTCTGAACGTCCGCGGATACCACCAAACTTTTCGGCGTTGTAGATTTCAGCATTCGCGATAAGATATTTCCCCTTGAATTCAAAAGGTTGCATTCCATTCGTCAGACCATTAATAGCCAGGCGCCAAAACATGAGCTGCATTCGACCAATTTGTAGTTCTGAAAATGAATCAGGTCCGCGGTGAGAAAGAGATCCAGTCCTGTCCTCAGATGGCCCACCAGTTGATGCATAGATACCACACATTATGTATATAGTGTACTATATCTTTATACAGATCGCCAAGATACCAGCCAGTAGTATACCACCCCATTTTTGTACCCTTTTAATCTTTTTAATCTTCTTTACATAGAATTCACATGTTCCTGGAAATCTGAGCTCATTTGCTTTCATTTCAGTGCGACGCAAATCAAGAAAATCTGATAGACTCATCCCACTTTTTTTACCGGTCGTTTCATACTCTGAGATAAACACAGGTTCAATATATTTATATAACTCATCCATTTATAGTAAGAGAGGATAATTCTCTTAATATAAAAACGATCTCAGTGGGGGTCGAACCCACAACCTCTAGCTTAGAAGGCTAGTGCACTATCCAATTGTGCTATGAGACCTATTAACTCCCCCCGATTTTTACAAGTTGTCTCTTGTTTCTCCAACCGAGGATCGAACTCGGATCTACGGCTAGCTCGTGGGGATTTTTAATCCCTCCATAAGACCGTCACACTAACCATTGTGTTATTGGAGAGTCGACGCGGGAAACCCGCTCTCTCCCAACAGGGATCGAACCTGTGACATTCAGATATCCACCAGGAGACATAGTCCCCGACTAACAGTCTGACGCTCTACCGACTGAGCTATAGGAGATTGATGGTCAATGCAGGTGTACGTAGACTTGCTGACACTTGACCTGGAAAGTCCTCCTTTCCGGCCGTTTTTATGAGGTGGCGCCCCCTCAATCTGAACTATCGGGATTGAACCGATGACCGACGGAACTACAGCCCGCTGCTCTACCACTGAGCTAAGTTCAGATAATTTACTAGTACTTCTTTTCTTTAAATATAGTAAATGGCACCTGTATGTGCAGGTCCTGTGGTTGTGCCACTTATGACTTATACATCAGATGGTTTCACTGCTAAATTAATAACGGGTACACCACCGTTCACACTTGTGACTCCAACACTAGGAACTGTGTCTCTTACCGCCTCATTGATAACTGCTAGTGGATTACAATGTGGTAGTAATAATACTATTAAATATAGCGATGCAGATGGATGTACATATGCTTTTGAATATTCTATTCCATCTTGTTGCACAACAACTGTTATACCAAATGATAGTATTACATATGGGACGGATAGATTTTCCGTGACTATACCGAGTCAGGTTACATCACAGGTTGGTAATACACACGTTCTTACTATCAATCCATCAAATCATGTAATGGATGTATCCGGTGTACCATGTGGTTCTGCAGGTACTATTTATCTTCAGGATGCTGTGGGGTGTATATATACACTAGACTATACAATGCCTACATGCGCTGGACAAACTATAGCTGCACCTGTAAACTTTACTATTGACAAGTTAGTATGCAGTTCTTTTCAAATATCTTGGGAATATGGTAAAGGTATAATACCACCTACTATATCATGTAAAGTTTACAATGAGGTGACAGGTGCTATACTCTATGATACTACAGCATGGAGCAATGTCAACACAACTCTGAATTCATCAGATCTTGGTATACATGTTAATCCACTTGATACTATAGCCGTAAAGATATCTACTGGTTCTGATCCAATCCTTTTGCTATTCAGTGATTTTTACATTCCCGAGTGTCAATCAGCTGACTGTTCCGGAAGTGAGGAGGATGAAGAGTTTCACATTTCTCCAATGTTTTGGTTATTCTTAGCACTTGTAATAGTCATATATTTACTATTCAAGATACATTTTCACTTTTGATTGAATTGGTCCTCTGCAGAAGGGGCAGGAAGTTCTAATCGATCCTGAACATTTGTTACATAGTACATGACCACAAGGTACCATGCATATATCAACTGTATTCTCCACACACACATAGCATATGTAACGATTAAGTAGGTCCACAGTTTTACATACTGAAAACATAGAGCGATATTTTCCAACTTCCTGGCGAGCCTCCTTATATCTCGCCTGAAGTTGATCCAAGTTGGCATCCTGACAAAAGTCATCAATTATATTTAGCAATTTTTCCGTATGTACATTTTTAGTTTCAATAGTTAATGCCAATTTCTTGAAATCATGAATCTCAGCCTTTTTTCGCTCGAGTTCACATTGTATTTCAAGTAATTTATCTACAGCCTGCTTATATGGTTCTATATATTTAGCAACTTCTTCGCCAATCTGTTCTGGAATTTCATCCGGAACATCATCATACATTCGAATTTTCATAAGCTTTTCTTGCAATGTAGAGAATTGAGGGTACAGAGGTCTGATCTGTATAGGTACTAGAGGTGTATATTGCATTATTGAAAGCATATATAAAATACCAAATAAATGAACGCTAGTACCCTTCTAGGGATGGAATCTAACTCCTTGTTACCATAGCCGTTCATTTATTTGGGGTTTCCCCCTTTTGGGTTTTGGACAAAACTTTGTTTTGGATTTGTTTTGGACAAGTCTCTAATTGGAGAATGCTAGACCACCCATACCGCTTGCAATATTGAGGATGTTGTAGTTGACTGCAAACATCTTCTGGATGGAGCCCAGAGAGCCAGTCTTGAGTGCAACGGATGCCTGGGCATTATCGATGCGGGAGAAATTGCAAGAGCCGGAAGGCTGGAGATCCTCGGGCTGCAGAGCGAAGGAGTACACGTAGATACCGGGGTAGGGATTGCCGGTGTGGTAGTAGAAGGGCTGGACCTGGTTGTAGTACTTGCCGTACTGCTCCTTCATACGGTCAGTGCCGTTGAGTACCAGCTTGAACTGGTGCAGGGGACCAACCTCGAGACCAGTTGAGCCGGCTGGGCCCTCCTCCGTCCAGGAGCTGTATGTACCAGCGGTACCAGCGGTGCGACCAGTGTTGGTGTTGACAAAGGCGTTGGAGCCGGTGAATACATATGGAGAACCGATGTTCTGGGGAAGAGTAAGGGAGTTGGAGGCGATGAGCAGAGCTGGGTCGACTGTAATATTGACATTGGATGGGGTGGTTGAAAAGTTCCACATAGCATTCAGATTGGTAGAGTAGGGGGTTGAGCTCTGATAGCACCATACAAGCTCCTTGACGGGGTGATTGAAGTTGAGGCGGATGAGCTGAGTAGATGTCTCACCAATGGTCTGGATAGTGTCACCGCCAGTGTGCTGGAGCTGCTCGATCAGGTACTGCTGGGAGTTGGCGGCGAATGCGGTGCGCTCGGGTGTATCCAGGTACACATAGTTGGCCCAGACCTCGAAAGTGTTCTTGTCGAAATAGTTCTCAAAGTAAGAGGTCAGGTTAATGTCTAGACGAACCTCAGCATACTGCAGGGAGATGAGAGGAAGGAATAGGCCGGGGTTGCGGTTGAAGAAGAAGAGCAGGGGAAGGTGAACACGGAATGGGGCTGTGGCGTTGTTGCCACCCTTGCCAAAACCAGGTGATGTAGCGGTCGTCATCTTGTTGTACAGGATCTTGTTGGCATCGGTGAGGAAAACCTCGGCATACAGGCGCCACCAGGTCTGGTAGTGCTTGTCAATCTGCTGACCACCAATAGACAGGGTAATATCCTTGATGGAACGCTCAGCCACCCAGCACATATCGGGGTTGGTGTTGTCGGATGTTAGGCAAATCTGAGTCAGCGAAGCCTTGGGAGCGAGGACAACCTCCATGTTGCCGAGGAGATCGCCGTTGCGGGCAACAATGACGGATAGAGTTGCGCCGCTGCCAGCTGAACCGTTCACAGTCTGCTGGATTACCTCCATGGCAAAGTTGGTATCCTGCTGGTAGGTTGCCTGGAAGAAGGTGATTGTAGGACTGCCTGATAGGTAGGCATCCTGAGCGCCGAGGGCTACGAGTTGCATTAGAGCTCCCATTTTAACATTACCCAAGAAAATAATTTGGACGCGTAATATACACACTTATAATTTATATACGTATAACAAAATGGACGAGGAAACCGATACAAACGATATTCTGCTCACCCTCCTGACGACCGAGGAGGGGAAAAATCTTACAGAGGCTGTGGTCGATCTCAAAGCTCATCTTGAAGTGATTGCACAGCAGCTCACAATGCACAACAAGATAATGGTGAAAATTCTAACAGCACTAACATCTACATCATCTGATAAATAGTGCGATCACCTGAAAAAGTAATAAAATATATAACTGGTAGAGAATTCTTGGTCGTGTATGTTAAATTACGAAATCCCTTATTAGACCTAGCGAGTGTTAATATATTACCTGTTCCGCCTTCATACATATTGAAGGTGTTACCATCTGAAAAATAGATATTTCCTATTTCATCGGTTGTGACTGAATCTATATTAACTATGCCATTGATCAAGACCGTGAGTGCTGAATCACGATTATTAACTGTGTATATATTTATACCATCCGTTATTAACATTTCACCACAGCTTGTAAATCCTAAATAGTTTATAGATCGAATATCTTGAATAGTTATACTTTCACCGCTCGTAATATTATATATAGTTTTATCTATGCTAACATATATATTATTTGAAGTATCACATGCCATTCTTGCAGTGCTATTCACTGTACCTAATTCACTGATATTTATTATAAAATTAAATGTTTCACCAATAACGTTAAAAATATCTCCAGTTATACATAGAAAATACAATATACCATTCATATCAACTGTAAACGCGCAAATATCGGAAATTGGTGTATTAGTAGATAAACCATTGTAATCATATGAATACAGTCCATCTTTATTAGTCATCTCGCGTATATTAACATTATGACCCGGAATTCCTACTATAGTCTTGACTGCATATGGATTTATCACCCGAATCAGGTTCTGACTAAGATCTAATCCTATTATATTACCACCTATAGCAAACATATAATCGGGTACGTCACAAGTTCCAGTTGTTTGAAATGGTCCGTCAGTTTGGTAATCTGAAGTTGATATAAGTTCTACATATACACTCACATTACCCTGAATTCCAGTCACACATTCACGTCCTGGAGCTGGTGGAGCTGGTGGAGCTGGTGGAGCTGGTGGAGCTGGTGGAGCTGGTGGAGCTGGTGGAGCTGGTGGAGCTGGTGGAGCTGGTGGAACTGGACCTC